GGCAAGTTCCTGCATACAACAAACATGCTAATCTTTGGATCGCCAAAGTAGCGGGCACAGTCAAAACAAAAGACGAGGCTCAAGCGTTAGTTGATGCAGAGGTTCAAGCGGCTCAAGCTGCATGGGACGCTCAGACAGATGAACAAAAAGCTGATGCGACAAACCCAAGACCTGCTGACGTAATATTGGAGGAATAGAAATTTAGATGGCTGAGTATAAAGAAATACATGGCACAAAGATTCGGAACTATACGACTAATCCCGATAATCCGATAACGGGAGAGGTGTGGTATAACGAGACTGATAATGTTTTAAAATTTTCATTTCCTAATATAGTTGGTTCATGGGCAACCGGCGGTAATGTAAATACTGCTAGACAAGCAGCTGGTCAAGTGGGCGGCACCTCAGATGGATTATTGTTTTCTGGAAGTGCATCTCCGGGTTATGTTGGCAGTACAGAAGAATATAATGGATCTGCTTGGACAGAGGTGAATGATCTAAACACTGCAAGAGCATATGTAGGTCAAGCTGGGACACCAACACAAGCTAAATGTCTTTCAGGATATGATAATCCAAACACCGCAAAAGTTGAGGATTGGAATGGGACAAACTGGACAGAAACAACAGACGTAAACACTGCAAGACAATCTATGGGAAGTAACGGAACTTATACCTCTGCCATAATGTATGGTGGATATGTTTATGCTCCTACGACCAGATCAGCTGCCACGGAAACTTGGAACGGATCAGCTTGGACTGAAGTTAATGATTTAAATTCTGGTAGATATATATTAGGTGGTGCAGGAGCAGATAGCACTTCAGCATTGGCTTTTGGAGGAGACACTGGAAGTAGAGTAAACAGCACAGAATTATGGAACGGAACTAATTGGACAGAGGTTAATAATTTAAATCAAGTTAAATCAAGTTTAAAAGGATCTGGAGCTACTAATACATCTGCTTTAGCTTTTGGAGGAAACAACCCACCTGATACAATATTTACTACCACAGAAGAATGGAATGGAACGAATTGGACAGAAGTTAATGATATGAGCACGGCACGAAGAAATCATGCTGGTTCAGGCACAGCAAAAGATGCATTAGCAACAAGTGGAGAAAATCCATCATTAACAGCAGCAACAGAAGAATGGACTATAAACACACCAGTAGGAGCATTTGCAACTGGTCCAGCTCTGAACTCTGCTAGATATAATATAGGTGGTGCAGGAACTTCAACAGCAGCTTTAGCTTTTGGTGGTAGAAACCCTGTTGTTGCAGTAACAGAACTTTATGATGGTTCAAGTTGGACGGAAGTTAACGATTTAAATAATGGAAGACACTCAATGTCAACTTCAGGAACTACTACATCTGCTTTATCAAGTGGTGGAGAGGATAGTGCTTATAGAGGTTATGTTGAAGAATGGAATGGAACAAGTTGGGTAGAAACGACAGATTTAAATACAACACGAGGAGAAGGCGGAGGTGCAGGAGCTAGTGCGGAAGCGGCTTTAGTTTTTGGTGGTTCTAATGGTCCAACAGTTTTTGATAATACTGAAAGTTGGAATGGCTCAGCATGGACTGAAGTTAATGATTTAAACCAATCAAGATATCAAATGATAAGTGGAATGGGTAGAACTTATACAGCTGCTTTAGCAGTAGGTGGACGAAATCCAGGTGCATTGGGAAATACAGAAACTTGGAATGGAACTTCTTGGACAGAAGTAAATGATTTAAACACTGCAAGAGTTACAGCTGCAGGTCAGACAGGTAGCACCACATCATCAATTGTAGCTGGAGGATATGTTACAGCCGCAGTTGCAATTACAGAAGTTTGGAACGGAACTAATTGGACAGAAAATTCAGACCTTAGCACAGCTAGAAGTGCTGTTGCAGGAACAGGGGCTGATAATACTGCGGCACTAATTTTTGGTGGATCTACACCAGGTGGCGCAACAACAGCAACTGAAATATGGAGTGGAAGTTCAAATATAACTAAAACTATAAGTACAGATTAATTATGACAACATATAAAGAATTAAGAGGAACACAGATTGAGGCGGTATCATCCGATCCATCATATCCTGTTGATGGACAGGTTTGGTATAATACAACTGATAATGTTTTAAAAGGTGCTACAGGAACTCCAGTAGCAGCTTGGACAACTACTAATTCTATGAATACTGGTAGATATGGTATAGGAAGTGCTGGAACTCAAGATTCCGCTTTAGGTTTTGGTGGAAATGGTCCTTCAACACAAACAGCAGTTACAGAATCTTGGAATGGGACTAACTGGACTGAGGTTAATGATTTAAATCAAGCTAGACATTACATTGCAGGTGCAGGTGCTAGTAACGCATCGGCACTAGCTTTTGGTGGAAATGCCCCTCCACAAACAGCAAACACAGAATCTTGGAATGGATCAAATTGGACTGAAGTTAATAACTTAAATGAAGTAAAAGAATTATTAGGAGGTAGTGGAACTGCAACATCTGCATTAGCTTATGGTGGTGCAGCGCCAGGTGATGTAAATAAAACAAGTACAGAAATTTGGAATGGGACTAACTGGACTGAAGTAAATAATTTAAATACTGGAAGAAATGGTTTAGTTGGCGCAGGAGCAGACAGCACATCAGCCGTAGCGTTTGGAGGAACTCCAAGTCCTTCCCCAGAAGGATTAGAATTAACAGAAACTTGGAATGGAACTAACTGGACTGAAGTTAATGATTTAAATCTTGGAAGAGTATATATTGGTTCAACAGGAATTTCAACAGCTGCTTTAGCCATTGGAGCTCAACCATCTCCACAAGGACAGACCGAATCATGGAATGGAACAAATTGGACAGAGGTTAACGATTTAAATGTAGGGAGAGCAGGAAGCTTGGGAGGAGCTGGAACTAACACATTAGCTTTGGCTTTTGCTGGTAGTAGTAGATCAGATTCATCAGAAGCATTTGCAGGCGTAACAATAAGAACATTTACCGATTCATAAAACTTGTAATATATTTTAAATAATATATATTACATTTAACTATAAAGGATAAAGATATGAAAAAAGACGTTAAAGAAGTTATACAAGGTGAGGAACCTCATCTAAATAATCTGTTATCAACTGAAGATCTATCATCGTTTAAAGGTATGGTAGACGAGCTTCGTGACACATGGACCAAGAAACAAATGTTTCGAACAGAGACAGAAGCAAGATTTTCTGTGCTACAAGATAATAGATATCCAACTAAAGCATCAAAGTATTGGCAGTGTGTTAGAGAACAATCTAGTTATCTGGATAATCTTATGGCCTTATCTTTTGACTATAGAAGAAATGAGGCAAAGATAACTTGGTTAGAAAAGAAAATAGATAAAGAAGAAGACGAATACAAAAGAACTAAATATCAAATAGATTTAGATGAATGTAGATTTGGTAAAGCTTCTATGGAGAAAGTTGCAAAACATAGAATGAGAGAAATCAAGATGTGGTCTAAATTAAAAAAAGAATTTAATGATGGATCATTTAATGACAAAGATGTTAATGTGCATCAATTAGAATCTTATGGATTGCAATATCACGAAAAAGCTAAAACATTAAATCAAAACTCAAGTGAAGCAGAGATATTTAATGTGATGGGACAATTACAATCACTACAGAGAATTAAAAAGTCTGGTGAATTAGAAAGCAGTTACAAAGAAAGAGAACAACTTGAACAACATGGAAAACCCAAAGTTTGATTTTATATTTTTAGGTCAATCTATTTTAAAGTATCAAGTTCCTTTAAATATATTTAATTCAATTAATTATATTTATGAAACAAATTATCATAATCTCGCACCTGCTAATGAACAGTTAGTGGGTAAGATAGAAAAAGAACATTCTTTATTTTATCATGGAGCTGATCAAACAAAGATGAAAAATCATAATATGTTATCAAGGGATATAACAAATTATTTTTTAGAAATGTTTAAACATTATTTAGCATTTAATAAGATAAGAGATTACGATTTACATCTTAATTCTATTTGGGTTAACGAGATGAAACAACATGAGTATAATCCTGCGCACATACACAGAGGTATGTTGTTTACAGGTTTATCTAGTGTAATGATTCTAAAATTACCATCGACATATGGTAGAGAATATTCAGCAGGGCACATAAAACAGAATGGTAGACTACAGATACTAGGTGCAGCTAATGGTCAGTTTGCAAAGATAGATTATCAACCACCAATGGACCTTAGAGACTTTTATATATTTCCATATGATATGAGACATTGCGTATATCCATTTAATGGGACAGAAGAGGTAAGACGAACTCTTGCTGCAAACTGTGATGTAGAATTTGATCCAATTAAAAACAGAGGTGCTAGTTAATGGATAAACAATATTACATAGATAATCACATAGGTATATTTAAAAATTTTATGCCTAATGAACTGATAGATGATTATAAAAATTATTTTGATAGATGTGAGCAACAAGGTGCGGTATATCCAAGACGAGAGGATGAGATGTTAGTATCTGATAATGCAATAGATACCATCAGAGATACTAATGTTCCAATGACTTATAATAACAAACCTTTTATAAATATGTTTTTCAAAGATGTATATCCTCTGTATGTTCAAAAATATTCGTATCTAAAAAAACTAGCCACACATAATATACTTGAGGTTAAGATACAGAGAACCAAAGTAGGTGAGGGCTATCATTTTTGGCACTGTGAGAACGCTGAGATGAAAGCAAGAAATAGAATACTAGCTTTTATGGTTTATCTTAATGATGTTTCAGAAGGTGGAGAGACAGAGTTTTTATATCAAAAGTGTAGATTCAAACCAGAAAAAAATACCATGTTGGTTTGGCCTGCACAATTCACACACGTTCATAGAGGCAACCCACCTTTATCGAATGACAAATATATAATAACGGGATGGGTAGAGTACGGATATTAATATGATAACAGAACCACGATGGCGATCTTTTATAGTTGAGACTACACAACCAATCTTTACACCGGAAGAATGCAAGATGATTATTCAGGCTGGACGTGCAGAACCTAGGAATGATGCACAAGTTGGAAGTGATAAAGGCATTAAAGGTGGAAAGATAGATACTAAAACTAGAACCTCACACATTAGTTGGATACCATTTAAAAAGATGATGCCTATGTATAAGACAATGGAAAAAATCATGAAACAAACAAATGGTAATCACTTTGGTTTTGATGGAATGACTATAACTGAAATGGCACAATACACAGAATATCCAGAAGGTGGGTTTTATGAATGGCATGTAGATAACGATGTAAACATGCAACACGAACCACCAGTTAGAAAGATATCTATGACCTGTCTGTTATCACCTGAGAATGAATTTGAAGGTGGAGATCTAGAGCTAATGAGTGAAGGTAAGATCGCAAAGATAAAACAAGGACACGCTGTGTTTTTTGCATCTTTTATAAGACACAGAGTAAAGCCAGTGATTCGTGGTAACAGAAAATCTTTGGTCATGTGGTTTGGAGGCACACCATTTAAATGATCAAGGCAGCATACTTTCCAACAATCATATACGCTAAAGACGTTAATCTAGATAACAGACTCTTTGAAAGAGAAGTTATTGAATGGTCTAAAAAAGATAAAGGAGTTAAACGAACTAACATGAATGGTTGGCATAGCACAACCAATATGCATGAGATACCTGTCTTTAAACCATTGGTCGATGAATTATTTAAAATGCAGATGGAGATATTTCAAGAGGAGTGGTTAGCAAGAGAACCATTTATGGGTAATATGTGGGCTAACATAAATCCACCAGGTGGATATAACCGACCACACGTGCATCCCAACAGTCATTTTAGTGGGGTGTATTATATCAAAGCACCTAAAAACTCTGGACAGATAGTATTTAACGAACCAAGAGCAACGGCACATATGGTTATGCCTGAAAGAAAAAAAGGAGAACCACCTTCACATCTATGGAGAGAGGTGCGTGTAGATCCAAGAGAGGGTAGAATAATAATATTTCCTGCATGGCTTTGGCATTGTGTTGAACCAAATTTAAGTGATGATATAAGAATATCGGTAAGTTTTAATTTTTTACAGAAAGGATTTAATGTTTAAGGATCACAAATATCAGGTAATTAAAAAAGCACTATCATATGAGATGGCTAATTTTATATTAAATTATTTCTTACTAAAAAGAGATGCAACAAGATTTATGTATGAACATAATATACACTCACAGTCCTCAATACTTGGAACATGGACTGATCAACAGATACCTAATACCTATTCCTGTTATGGTGATTTTGTAATGGACACGTTGTTAGTGAAGATGCTGCCTGTGATGAAACAACATACAGGATTAGATCTTATACCAACTTATTCTTATGCCAGAGCATATAAGAGAGGAGATGAGTTACGAAGACACAAAGATAGACCCAGCTGTGAGATATCCACGACTCTAAATCTAGGTGGAGATCCATGGCCCATATTTATCGACGGTACGGGGTCTGACAACGTCATAGATGAGTATAAAAAGATACTTAGGCCCAATGCTCCAAAAGGCACAAAAGTCTTGCTTGAAGTAGGTGATATGCTGGTGTATAGTGGTTGCGAACTCGAACATTGGCGAGAGCCTTTTGACGGGAACATTTGTGGCCAGGTATT